CCCTATACTCCAACGTATAATTAACTAAATTTGTAGTGAAAACTAGAAGCCAACTAGTATCTAACTTCTGACCAGTTGTGTCACCGGTTTTTCCTAAACTAAAATCATCTAAGACATTTAAATTTTCTTCATTTATTATTCCCCATGTGTCTGTGACTCGATTATATCTTAGTCCAAATGTTCTATAACTAAACATTAAATTTACTATTTCTGTTTTTATAGCATCACTTATATTTTTTGAAAGAAAAGGTCTAATTTCACTCAGCAAACTACCAGATGGTAGTTTATCTGCGAACCATATAGCACCGTTGCCATTATCATCTAATATTGTACCATCTGTTACAGTATTAACTACTTTCCTCCACAAATAGGTTGTAGCACCTTTATAATCAGCTGGACCTTCTAATAAATCTAAATTAGGAGTAAAATGATAACCTACAGGTGCTTCAAATTTTATATGTGTATTGGGTCGTAAAAATTGCAAAATACTTGTAGTGGCTTTGCCTATTATTTGATAAACACTATTTTCATTTATCAATCGTCCAGTATATAAATTAGTAGAAGATGTATTTAATTCCCACGTAATACCTTGATCTACATATGGAATAGGCGTAACGTTGCTAAAATAAAAGTTTTTTACAGCTTGTTTTTTACAAATAGGGTCAACAACATTAAATAAAAACTGTTCTATTTCTGTAAAAGTTTCGAATTGAAACTGTATTTTTTCATTATAAAATTCTTGGTATATTATACCATCAGTCCCATACAAATTTGTTTTACTATATTTTCCTGTAGCATCTATCAAATCAAAATATCTAGATATACCACTTGAAATCCTATTCACACTCTTAGTTTTTATTATTTCATTGCTGGAAAGTAGAGGACCAATTTGATAATCTTCGGCAGTAATTAAACGATTTTGAGTGTAATAATTCATTGGAGCTAATTTCCTAATGCTTTCATTATCTTCACTCTGTGCTGCATTATCTACTGTATATTGCAACTCTAAAACCAACGATAATGTCTCAAGTTTACCTGATTGGCTTGTATAATCAAAGTCAACCCCTATACCTAACATTTCTCTAGGTGTAATATTATATCTTGAATTCCTACTGGTTCTAAAATAAAGCCTAAAATTTCCAACAGGTAGGTCTCCAAAAACACCATCTGAAAAAATTATAGTAATTCTATCATTTACCCTTGTAAGAACACTGTAAATAGTTCGTATGTTTTTACTTACATCGTTATAGATAATATTATTACCCTCTATAGATTCAACCTTTGTCCATAGTTCTGTAGGAACATCCTCATCATTTAGTTTATATAACCATACATCGTCATTGTTTACATTTACAGCATCTATAGTTACTAATTGATTACTACTCGGATTAGTGATTTCAAAATCACCGTAATCAATGCCTCCCTGCTTAAACATTGCAAAAAAACCAGTGTTATTACTAGCAGGACCTAATCCATCTTCTCTATATAAAATAGAAAACGAATCACCCGGTAACGGTGTTTTTTCATATATTGTTGACTGAAAATCAACAGGTACTAATTCAAAATTAACCGAAGCTCCGTCTATAGTCTTACTGAATGTAGTAATTGGTAACTCACCTACATTAATAGAATTGATTTTGTACTTGCTAGTGGTTATATCTTGAATATTTGATTTTTTGACTGGATTTCCAAATTGTTCAGTACTGCGGAATGATTTGTTTATAACTTTTATAAACTGTTCGTACCAATTACTATTACTAGGATCATTCCATATAATATTTTGATTTTGCAAAGATAAATTATTTGAATCATAGGTTATTTCACTTGTCCTAACACTTGTGATTTTTAACAAGCCGGAAGCAGAAACATTTCTAGTAGGATTATAACTTAATAACCTAGCTAGCCGGAGAATGCTTTCTCTCCTTTCGGCTAATTCAAGGAAATTTTCTCTAGCATTTAAATCTATCCTAAATGACAAATTTTGCCCAAGATAAGCAATTAAATCAATAAGAGCAATATATTCTGAACTTTGTATATAATCATTAAAGTCCTCGGGATAATTTTCTCTAATATAATCGATCATCACCCGTTTCAAATTTTCAAAATCATAACTTTGAAAATCAGCTGTCTGGTATGTTTGATAAATCCTTTTCCAATCCTCTGCTACCAAAAGCCTATTTTGTCTATCTGTAGAAGACATATCTTTTTCCTTTTTGTATATTTATTTGCTTTAAAACCACGCAGTTTATATTACGCAGACAAGATACCGGCATTTTTATCAAAATTTAATTGCATAGATTCTTGAATATTATAAGGCAAATACATTAAATTACATTCTATTTGTATACCGCTTTCATATTCTTGAATAGTTACTTTATCAACCGTTATCCTAGGATCATTTGCAATTATAGCATTTACATTATCAATAATTAAATTACGTAAAGTAGGTGTAAGAGGTTCAAAAAGCACATCCCATATTATTGTGCCAAAAGTAGGATCTCCTAATTTTTCACCTTGCCTTATATGAAAATGATTTAATAAATCTTGTTTTATAAGATTTAAATCGTATAAAAGAACACTTGTGTTATTTTCATTTACGGTGCTTACACCTTTGTAAAATTTCGACTTAGCAGTAAATTTTTTACTTTTGTTTACAGAAGAAACATATATTTCTTCATACAAAGATTTTTCTCTTGGTAAACTCATTTATCCTCCTATGCTACCTTGAAATCCTGAATTTCCTGTTTGTGGTGCTGGAGCAGCAGAACCTTTTCTAAAAGTGTCTTCTTGTGCTCCACCTTTATGTGTTATTGGAGATTTAACAATTTCTTGCTCATAATTTATTGCAAAGACACATCCATCTACAATTGAGATTGTGCTATCAGTTTTATCAGGGTAAAATGTTTTTGGTTCTAAATTTTCATGACTAAAATACGGTTCATGCGTAGGTATCCTTATAGGAATAAACGCATGATGAGCACATTCAGGTAACAATGCGTCTATTGCTAATCTAGCATCTTTTGCATCTGGTCCTGGTGCACCTTTAGCAGAGCCGCTACCAAAATATTGTATCGAACTCATCCTGTTAACGGGCGCATTGTATTCGTTACTACTACCTCCTGTAACAAAATTTTTATTCGATGCTTTAAAATGATTAGCATTCATTGCAGTAATAAAATTATTTTTTGCCTTTAACGTTGCATTAATATTTGCATAAATTCGTAAATGTTTATCACTTTTTATATCCATATCACCACCGGAATGCTGCCTAAATTCTTCACCAGAACGTTGATCAAAATTTGTATCTGCTAAATGATATGTCCATTCATTTGAATGCTGATGAATATTTCTTTTTGCTAGTAGGAAAAAATCTCTATCAAAAGTCATATGCCCATCTCTAGATACTTCTAACTTAATATCTCCTTTTTCAGAATGCGTTCCTATTTTCCAATACACATCACGAGAAACATCTATGTACAAATTATCTCCCGGTTGAGGCACAGTAGGAAGGTCTTCAAAACTGTTCCATTTCCATGTTCCATCTTCATTTTTTATACCTAGCTCAGGTCTTAATGCAGGATCTTTCTTTATTTCAGCTGTACCAACTTTCCAATGGGTAGCATTACCAGATTCTAAACGCATTTGCTCTCTAGCTTTTATATTAACATTTCCCGATGCTTCTAAATTTATATCTCTATTTGCTTTTAAATTAAAATCAGTTTCTGAATGTATACTTACACTATCATCCGCATATATGTCAATTTTTCCGTTACTTGTTAGCTCTATCCATGCATTGCCTTGAGCATTAATAATATAAATTAAATCTTCTGTATTATGCATCACTATCTGATGGCCTGTTCTAGTTCTCCATCGTGTAAGTTCATTGTGTGGTAGATAAACATCACCGTCAGTTTCATTTTTTTCTACATAAGCATAAGTAGGTGGATCTGTATTAGCTGGTTTCTTTCGTAATATTTTTTCATCACCGTCGTCCATTACAAAA